GGATGGGCTTACATAAACGATCCAGAAATTGTTAATTCTTCTGAAAACAATAAAATGCCATCCAAAACCCCAAGGCCTGATTTCATAGATGATGATGACATTCCATTTTGAGGTGAAACATGGACTTATTTAAAACAATGAATTTGCCAGACTTTGGGACAATTCCTAGATTTTTGGTGCGTAGGGATGCTCCAGACACTTCAAAAGAGGCTTCTGTGTCTGTAGATACCAAAACCCTTGAAAAACTCGTCTGGGAGGTCATTAGAAGCTATCCAGATGGATGTATTTCTGATGAAGTGCTTGCAGAACTCAATCATTTGCCCTATAGTTCAGTTACAGCTAGATATCAAGGCCTTTTGAGGAAAAAACTCATCATTGACACTGGAGACAGAAGAAATGGTAGAAGTGGTAAACCTCAAAGGGTAATGAAAGCTGTATACATACCATAAACCTTGCAAGGATTTAAAAATGGGTTATCCAAAAATGGAAAAAGAACCAAAGGGTGCTAAATCTAGTGACTCCTCTGGCGAAAAACGTGTAAGAGTCCCAAAAGAAGACACTGAGACTTTTAAAACTGGCATGTCAGGCGAACGTGCTCCCAAGGGTGCATTGTCAAGTGATACCTCTGGTGAGCGTAAAAGGCCTATCATGGGTGGTGTAGGCATGGGCAAAATGGATGGCATTGGTGAGCGTCAAGCAAGCCACATGGGTCATCACGATGGACGTATGGGTGAAATGAACACTGGCACTAAAGAAGCCAATGTTTATGAGCACAAGCGTACTCCACACGTCCAAGACATGTAAAAACGAAAGCCCTAAAGTCATGTAGGACTAAAGGGCTTTCTAACCAAACAAGTGAGAGGGCACTCGATGGCTGAAAACAATTGTAAAACATGCTCATATTTCGTGGGAAATGATTTAGGTAGTTGTAGAAGATTTCCTAATTACCAAATGAGACACGAAAATGAGTGGTGTGGTGAATTTGCAAAGAGCTTGGATGCAGTTGCCAAGACTTCACCTGAGTCAAGTGATTCAGGTGTTTTTTCTACTATGAGTCGTAAACTGATTGAATTACCAGTAGTTACGCCTCCAAAAAGAGGTAGGCCAAATGCTAAGACCTCTATTTGATCGTGTTGTGGTCAAGCCACACGTCAGAAATTTATCTGAGATTATTATTGTCAACAACAAAGAGCCTTTCAATGAGGGTGTGATTGTGGCAATAGGTCCAGATGTAGACCAATGCCAAGTTGGTGATCAAATCAAATATGGCAATGGAGATTACTTAGACTGGCCTACACAAAAGATTGATGGTCAGGATTACCAGATCATCCAAGAAGCAGACATTTGTGCAGTAATGGAGGAAGTGGTCAATAATGCAAAAGGACCAGAAGAAATAGCCAAAGCATCATTAAAAAACTGGAATTGATAAAAAATGATTCATTATCATGGCTTACCAATTACACCAGCTACAGTTGCCCACAAAGCAATAGAAGCAGGCCATGCGTTTGTTAGCTTTAGACACAATGACCAGCTCACAGTAGCCATTGAAGTTTGTCAATCATTTGCAATTGACAATGGGGCTTTTAGTGCTTGGAAAAGTGGCAAACCAATCACTGATTGGAATGAATTCTACAATTGGGCGTTAAATCTTAAAAAAGTCCCTAGTTGTGATTTTGCTGTGATTCCTGATGTTATAGATGGCAATGAAGCTGACAATGATGCTTTACTTAAAGACTGCCCATTACCAACATGGTTTGGTGCTCCTGTTTGGCATTTGCATGAATCTTTAGAACGATTGGAGTATTTAGCAAACACCTATGTCAGAGTTTGTTTTGGGTCTTCAGGTGAGTTTGCGACTGTAGGAACGCAACAATGGTGGTCAAAAATGGGCCAAGCTATGAGGGTTATTTGTGATGATCTAGGACGTCCCTGTTGCAAGATACATGGCCTAAGAATGCTAGACACCTCTATTTTTACTAAATTTCCTTTTTCAAGTGCTGATTCAACAAACATTGGCAGAAATGTAGGAATAGATGCCCATTGGAGAAATGGAAATTATTTGCCTCCCACTAAGGAAATGAGGGCGCAGGTTATGAGAGCAAGAATTGAATCACACAATGCACCATCAGTCTGGGGATTTCAGCAAGTAGAACAAGGATATTTATTTTGAAATATGCTGTAATTTACATATTAGGATTGGTGCTTGCTAATCTCTTAGTGGCTTATTTTGGCCCTTGGTTTAGCATTGTTAACGCATTTTTGTTGATTGGCTTGGATTTAACTTTAAGAGACAAAATACACGAATTATGGAAAGGAAAATGGTTGCCAATGGGAGGTTTGATTGCAACAGCAAGCGTTATTTCCTATTTACTTAACCCAGCAAGTGGAATTATAGCTTTGGCTAGTTTTGTTGCTTTTTCAACTGCAATGTTAATTGACACAATGGTTTACCACTATTTAGCACATAAATCATGGATAATTAAATCTAATGGGTCAAACGTAGCAGGTGCTTTGGCAGATTCTGTTATATTTCCAACTATAGCATTTGGTGTGTTAATGCCTGAAATTGTGTTAATGCAATTTTTAGCCAAAGTATTTGGTGGGGCGATTTGGGTATTTTTAATCACATTGTTTGAAAGAAAAGATCATGCCATTAATTAAATCAACCAAACCAGAAGCATTCAAAAAGAATGTAAAAGCTGAAATCAATGCTGGCAAGCCTGTAAAGCAAGCTGTTGCAATTGCATATTCAGAGAAACGTGAAGCCCAGAAAAAAAAGGAAAAGAAATAAATGTTTAAATTCACCCATGAAACCCAAGAACTAAACTTGATCATTGCAAGCCTAGAACACAAGATCAGGGACATGCAGACTTTGCTAAACAAAATGGTTGCAGAAGCCCAAGCACAAGCTCCAAAGCCTCCTCAACCCATTGAAGAAACACCAGCACAATGACAGCAGGCAGACCAACTGACTATGACCCAGCCTTTTGCGACAAGGTTGTAGAGTTGGGTGCTTTAGGCAAAAGTACAGAACAAATTGCTGGAACTTTAGGGTTTGCGCTTAGAACTATTTACTTATGGCGTGATACACATCCAGAATTTATGCAAGCCTTGGAGGAAGCTAAAGCTAAAGAGTTACATTGGTGGGAAGATCAAGCTCAAGCATACATGTTGGAGCACAAGGATGGGGCAAAGTTGAATGCCTCGATATGGTCGAGGAGTATGGCGGCACGTTTTCCAAAGAAGTATCGTGAAAGCGTCAAGCAAGAGATTACAGGCGAAAATGGCACTCCCTTGATCCCATCCATCCAAGTGACATTTGTCAAGGCAGATGAGTAGTCTCCAAGAAGCAATCAACAAGGTTGAGTTTCCTGAGAAGCTAGAGTGCTTGTTTAAGCCATCGAGGTATAAGGTGCTCTGGGGCGGGAGGGGTGCTGCAAAAAGCTGGGGAATTTCTAGGTCTTTATTGATCCAAGGAGCTGTCAAGCCTCTACGCATTCTTTGCACTCGTGAATTCCAGACATCAATCAAGGATTCAGTCCACAAGCTATTGAGTGACCAGATACTAGCAATGGGCTTGATAGATTTCTATGAGATTACTGACAGAACAATTAGAGGCAAAAATGGCACTGAAATCAACTTTGTAGGCCTCAAGAACAATGTAGCAAACGTCAAGTCCTATGAGGGTGTGGACATTTGTTGGTGTGAGGAAGGCCAAAGCATTAGTGCTAGAAGTTGGGATGTCCTCATACCTACAATTAGAAAAGAGCAGTCTGAGATATGGGTGAGCTTTAACCCAGAGCTAGAGTCTGACAATACCTATCAAAGGTTTATTCTCCATCCTCCACAAGATGCCCAAGTAGTCAAGATCAACTGGTCTGATAACCCATGGTTTCCTGAGACTCTAAGGCTTGAAAAGGATGCTTTGAGGGCTAGAGACCCAGAAGCCTATGCAACAGTCTGGGAAGGTGTTTGCAGGCAATCTGTGGATGGAGCTATCTTTGCTAAAGAACTTCAGATGGCAGAGCTTCAAGAGAGGATTACAAGG